GCAGGGCCTGTCTCCGTTGGCAGGTTTGGCATCTCAGGCATCTCTGGGACGGGCACCTGATCAAGGATCGTTTTTGTCAGCTCTAGCTTTAGCTCGCTGGCGTAGTTTTTGACCATTGACGGCACGCGCGTGTAAGCCATCACGCCCATAACGGCCATCGTGCCAGACATGACAAAGCCCAGAACGCCGAGCAAGTTGTAGACCTTTTGCATAGCAAAAAGGCCCCTGTAAAGGGGCCAAGAAACGTGTGAGGTTCCAACCAGAAGGTAACTCAGAAAGAGAACTTGGCGCCAGTCTTGAAACCAAGGCCAAGCTCATCACCCGTGCCAAACGAAACCTCGCCGTAAAGAGGGCCGCCGCTGATACCAGCTTTGCCGGTGAACTCAACTTCCTTTTCACCAGCGTCGGGGAAGACGACAGCAGGACCGGCTTGGACATAAGCGCCGTTGTCGAAGTCATAGCCAATGTGACCCTCAAGAATTCCGGAACCCACGCCAGAGTCAAGACCGGCCGAGACATTCAGTTCCGGGTTGATGTACCAGTCGGCTTGAGCAGGAGATGCCAGCACAGCTGGTTTTCCTTGGCCACGATACTTCTTGCGGCCGTGTGACACTTTCGAGTGCTGTCCATCACCTTGACGTGTCTTTTTAGGCCGGCTAGGGACAAAGTTTTTCCCGTTAAGTGACTTGGCCATCAGTAGCCGTCAGTTGACTCCAAGTTGCGGTATTTATTCGCTAGCCCAGTAAACAGACCGTGCTGCGGATGGCTGATCATGTCGCGGCCATCAAGGAAAAACAGCTCCTCCATCCACAGCGTTCTTGCTGCCATGGCTTGAACATCAGACGCCCCCGGCTTAGCGGCGATCATCGGGTCAGGGCGTTGCATTAGATCACCAGCCAGAAGGTTTGCCAGATGCCTGAGTCGGGTTGATCTGCTCAGTGATCCGTGCAGCAAGCTTATCCTGAATCTCAGTGACCTTTTCATCGCCACCGAGCTTGGCCTGCACTGCTGCCACAATGTCAGCCTCGGTCAGATCCTCAAAATCAGCCAAGGTGTCAGGACGATCAAGGCCAATGCTGCCGTAAGCGCCAGAGTTGTAGGCGTTGCCCTCAGAGTCAACCTGATCGCTGATTGCGGTCACGGTGTAGTGAGCCGTGTGAGCAAAACCGTCACTGAGGTCACGATTGAGATCAGCAATCTTCCAGACGTAGGTGTTAGCCATGGTGAAGTGAAGTCAAAGGAAGTTTACTTAGCCAGCCTCAAGGGCTGCAACTTTGGTTTCAAGAGTTTCGATTTTGGCGATTGCTTCTTGCAATGCTGCAGTTAGCAGTGGCACAAGTTTTGATTGATCGATGCCTTGATAAACAGGGTTGTCGTCATCATCAACTTCATTGTGCGTTCCAGTAACAGCTTCTGGAACAACAGCTTGCGCTTCGTGTGCAAGGAAACCATCAACGGTTGTCTCTGTATCAGCAAGAAAGTTGAAACGCTTGGGTGCAAGTTGCTTGACGCGAGTAATCGCACCATCAAGATTAACAACGTTTTCTTTTAGTCTGTAATCAGAAGATGTGTTGTATGAAGTTGATGACCCATTGCTTTTGATGCTGCCAACGTTGCCACCGCTGCTATTCAAAAAGGCTATGTGCTGCCTATTTGTACCACCACTTGAGCCTGCATGTTTACAAATAATGCTAGCCCTATCGTCAGAAGAAGTGAAGTCAAAAAACGCGCAGTTTCCATCACTTCCACCATTTACAACCTTAAGGACTTCGCCGAATGATTGCCCATTTGTGTCGTTAATGCAGAGGGTACCTGTCCTTGTAATCCGCATCCGCTCCGTCAAGCTGGTTGCGCCATCAGCGGCAGTCGAAAATCTCATGAACGTTGGCTTAGAGCTGCTGCTCCAAGTGCCACCATCTCTCGCGCACTGGATTTGTCCAGAGATAGTTTGGCTGTTGTCTGAATATCCGATCAAGCCAATAGCTTGACCATTTGCAGGTGTTGCAGAACCCCTGCTCAACAAGATGTCTCCGCCAGCAGCAGCATTGCCTGCATTTCCTTCAAAAACTGCACGAAAATTGCCAGAGCTGCTAGACGTTCCAGCCAACACCCGCCCCGAGTTGTCGAGGCGCATGACGCCCGAGCCATTTATAGAGAAGTCAATTACTGCATTTTCTCTCTGGAGAAAGTTAACGCCAGAATTGGTTCCATCAACAAGTATTTGAAAACCATCTGTATTTGTGCTGCCTGTTGTATTAGTTGTAAGACTTAGCGCAGTATCACCAGATGCAGTGCTATTGTGTATGTGGGTCTGATACTGAGGGCTCGAAAGGCCAATTCCAACGCGATCATTCCCTGCATCAACAAACAGCATGTGAGTCTGCCCGTTTGACTCCACGCGGAAGTCGACATCATTGCTGGGGTCGTTAAATACAACCTCAGAACTGCCAATCTCAAGGCGCTCTACACCGCCAGTCGCAAAGCCAATCGTGTCAGATCCGCCGAACAGGCCACTATTAGTGTCAGAGGCGAAACTCAGGCCAGGCGATGCAGCTGAGCCGTCCTCAATCAACATCGTGCCGTCAAGCTCACGCAGCGTGATCCATGCATCGTTAGAGCTGTTCCTGATCTTCAGGACGTTGGCGTTAGTGTCCGCCCACCATTGATATGCGTAAGTCGTCCCAGGCTCAGAGCTGCCGCTGTTGTTGCTGACGATTGCCGCTAGGGCATTGTTCAAATCAGAACGGACCGCAGCTCCCGTTCCATTAGCAATCACATAGTCGTGAGTAGCCATGCCTCAGCCCGTTTTCGACAACAGTGCCTTTATGTTAAACCGCCTTGCCATAGCCCACAGCCGCATAGGTGAAGTTCCTGTCAACGTTGGCATCACTGCTGTTCAAGATGTCCACGTCAAAGCCAGCAATGGCGGCGTTGCTATTTTCTTGCCTGCGCTGGAACGTGGCCTCATAGCCCAGCTCATCAACCAAAATGTTTTGGGCAATGTCAGAGCTGTTTAGCTCTGTTTTGAACTGGAACGCCCTGGCGTCAAATGTCCCAGAAATGAACTCCTGCCAGGCCGTGTAAGTCGGAGAACCTGAGGGATCGTCAAAAGTGCTGCGCATATAAAGCTTTGCGTTGACAGCGTCAGCCTCTGTGCCGTCAAAATCGCTCCAATCGTCCACGTTTGCCGTGCGCGAATCAATCAGGTCGTTAGGGAAGAACGCCCGCGTAACAAATCGGCGCTGCAGATCCAGCGAGAACCGTGCGCCAAGATCAAGAGCATTTACAAACTGATATTCAGCAGAAGACAGAATGTCACCAAGCGTGTCAAAAGAGCTGATCTCGTCAAAATCTGTCTGATCGTCCAACTCCTCGTCACCATCGATAATCAGCGCGTCTAAGTCCTCGTCATAGAAGCAGTCGGTCTTGGTCCCTTGGAACGGTGGACTGTCTAGATCTTCTCTGCGAGTTTGAATTGCTAAGCGTCCCAGGGTGTCTGGGTGTCTGGAAGCTGAACGATCACGCTGGTGGCGTTAGTGCTCTTGTTCCCCAAGTCGTCCTCAAACTTGGCAAATATCTCGCCAGCCACTAGCGGCACAATCGCCTCAGTTGAGTTGCCAGCGACCGCTTCAATCAAGTCAACAGAGTTAGGCCAGGTCGCCGTTCCATCAGTCAGGTTGCTGTGCTTGATGTGAACAAGGCCATTCACCTTCACGTCAAGGTCAACAGTCTTGTCCCAGCGCAGACGAGCACTGTTGGCGCTGATTGCTTCAATCGACAAGTTCTGAACATCGCCAGGCACTGCCGTTTTACCTACAAGCTCAAACGTTGCTGATGCTGTTGAGCTTTGTTTGCCGAGGTAGTTTTTGGCACGGATCTGGGTTGTAAGGGTGCCAGACCTCAGTGCTCGCAAAGTTATAGACGGGTTTGAAGTGTTGACCTCGGTGAAGTTATCATCGTCAATTTTGTATTTTACGGTGAATTCATTGATATTCAGTCTGTCATGCTGCCAACTTAAATCGAAACCAGTGTGAACAGTTTGGCCCTCTTCGTATAAAAACTCAGTACCAGACAAACCTTCTGGCGCGTTTGGCGTAGTGCTCAGATTGCTAATGTCTCGCGTTGTTAGCGCAATGTCTTGCTCAACATTTGCATAGATTGATTCGTTGTAGGCAACTGCAGTCACGCCCACGGTGCCATCGCCACCCTCAGCAACAGACACCACGCGATATTGCTGCGATTGAATGTCGCTGGTTTGAATCAGGTAAATCGCTTGCGCCTGTGGTGCCTGGCTGAAAGCCTCGCTGACAGTGATCGCAGTGCCTGAGATGCTGCTGATTGTTTTTGTCTCAACCAAACCTGTTGGCAGCAGCACTGACAGCGTCGGACTATTTGACAGGTTCACAGACAGATCAGTGTCGCTGTCAATCGTGACGACAGTTGTTGTCGCAGAGTTAACCCTGCCGCTGCGGCGTGTGCCAGCACGCAAGGGATCAGCAATGTCGATCACGATGCCTGGGGTGACAGCAATGCCGGCATCAATAGAAACAGCAAAGCTGACTGTTTCTGACAGCAGCCTTTCGCTAGTCAGCAACCACTTGCCCAGCCTGTGCGCTTGGCCTTGGCTGTAGCAGCCGATTGCTTTTACGTCCTTATTAACGATGCCGTACTTTGCAACGGCGTCATGATCTTCAACATATTCATATTCAACTTCACCGAGCGTGTCATAGCTTTGCCACGCCACCGTGGCGCAGGTGTGCCGAGCCTTCTCAGCTGTGCCGCTGTAGGTGAACAAACCATCAACAACGTTGCTAGGGCCGAGCAGGTATTGCGAATCAGCGGGCTTGTCCTGACGCAAAACAAGTGAGCCAGCGCCGTAGTAACTAATGCCCCTAAAAATGCTGGTTAGCTGCTGAATGACGTTGTAGACCTCGTCCCGCGTGTTCAGCAGCAGGTTGAGACTGAAGCGTGGCTCTTGCCCGCCTTTGCCATCATCAACAAGCTCGTTGCAGTATCTGCTGATTTCATAGAAATCGAACAGGTCCAATGATGCTTCTGGAACGCCGCACCCATAGCGGGTGTCTGTGAGCAGGTCAAAAAGACACCAAGCAGGGTCATTCGTCCACGTCGCCGCAGACAGCGTGCCGTCAAACAACCCTGAATAAGTGATGCGCCCCAGGTGTGTTGTGGTGTCAACAGTTCCGTTGCTAGGGATCCTGACCTTTGTGCCACGGATCAGATATTTACGCCGTGGGATGTTTTGAAACTGCTTTGAACTGAAACGCAGACCAACTAACGCAGAGTTTGGATAAGCAAGCTTCTCTGTTTGAATTTCAGTAAAGCTAGTGAAAAAGGTGCTGCTGACTTTCTTGCTCGATGTCTCGTCTGCACTGACTCTGACGACTCGCACATCAACAGGGAAACTGCCTGTAAGTGGGACTAAATAATCGCGTTGATAACGGCTGCTGCTCTTGCCTGAAATCGTGTCAGATACAACGTCGTTGTATCCGCCGCCGTCATACTGAATCTGAATTTTTATCTGAACCGAGTGGCCAAGGATGTCACCCTTGTCAGTTACCTCTTGCAGACTCGGGAGTGAAATAGTTAGACGGATCCTGTCAATCTCAGTGTTAGTGATTGATCGAGTGACTGGCGAGCCATTTGTCACCTCAACGTTGACTGCACGCTCTGTCTGCACGCCGCCTGTTGCGTCAGGGATGTGGGACTGCCCCTGCGTTCCATTGACTGAAGCAACTGCAAAGTTGTCAAAGTTGTAGCTGTCGTCAGCGTTTTGCAGCGGAGTGTCTTCTAAAAAAATGCTTTTTGCGCCGTCATCAAAGCCTTCAATCTCACCTTCACACAGCAGATCAAGAACATTGGCAAACTGCTCAGACGACAGCGAATCATCTTGCTCAACAGGCGTGCGGCCACCACCGCCGCCACCTTTGCCGCCACCACCAGAGCCAAGGATTAGTTTTTCTTCAGGCATCAGCTTTTACGTCGCAGGAGGAAAGCCATGGTGAGATTTTCTTCACTTTGGTCGTTAGGCGAATGATCAACATCAAGCCCGCTGCTGATCACAGCTGAACCAACAAAAAGCCGCCCATAGGCTATTGGCACCGCTAAGCCTTGCTGGCTGGTGTTGGTGATGCCACTGAAGCTAAAGTTCTGGATCCGGTTGGCTTCTTTCAGTTCAAGCCCTGAAGGTGGCGTAGGCGAGATGATCTGTGAGACGCCTGTCAGAACCAAACCAGCACCAACAGCAGACAACGCCGTGCCAACTGTCGTCAGTGTTCCGATTGTCGCTGGGGCTAGCGGACCGAAAACACCAAACGCAGAGCTTCCAAACAGACCCGCGCCAGGAAACAAAAACGACGCACCAATCAGCAGGCCGCCAAAAATAAACCGGCCAAAGCCACCACCGGCACCAGCAATCACAGGCGTAATGCTGAAGACCTCACGCTCTGACCAAGGCAAACCCAGCACGCTCACGTCACTAGGTGTCGCCTCCTCTCTACCAACCCTCACCCGATAAGCAACGCCATCCTGCTCGCTATCAATAAGCCACTTATCTAGGCCAGGAAAATTGACGCACAGGGCCTTGATCGCCTGGGCAGGGGTAGCCACGTTCAGCTCAAACCGGCACTGGCCTAGCCGCTCCCTTAAAGCGCCATAGACCTTAATTACCTTCATGGCGGATCGCCCGGTCTGTGGCCTTCAAATAATAGCCACCCAGTAAATCCCTAGAACTCAGGCGGCCCTGAACGTGATGCAAAATCTGCTGATC